GCCATTGGTGTCAAATGGAAGAAGGTCTCCAGCAGTATCTGAGAACAGACCTAGTGGGTCAAAGAAGTAGTCTTTACCATCTTCTGCTGTACCCCAGTCCATTCTGTCATCAATCATGTTTGCATTGATGAATCCATTTCTCTCATCCCTTCTGCCAAGCTCATCCACATCATCAGCACTATGTGTGTTGTCAGGAGCAGACTCAATATATTCAATGTCCTTCTTGGTAAGTACATCATAATAGGTGTCAATGACCTTACCAGGAGACCAGTAGTCTTCAATTATGATTACATCAGCATCCTCAATCCTATTGCTATAACCAGACCTGAACACTCTAACCTTGAGAGGATTAAGTCTTTCAACAACAGGTTCTCCACCTCTAATATCAATCTGATAAATCTCTTCTCCAACAATAGCTGCATCCATGAAACCATTGTTGAATAGAAGAGGTAGATTGTATTCCTTGATGTAATGATTAAGGAGGTTGTTTGCCCTCACTTCTCTCATATCCTGCCACTCATAGGTGAAGTAATCAGACATCTTTTCAAGCTTCTGATTAAACTGGTTCTCATCTTGTGACTGGTCAGCTATGAGCTGCTGTAGTTGCTGTAGGACAGCACCTTTCTTATTCTCCTCAATCTCAGATATAGAGTTGGGATTAGTAACCACTACTTTGAAATCAAAAAGTCTCTTTGATTCCTCACCACGAAGTACTTGCAGCTTACTGTTAAGTATTGGGTAGTGCTGAATGGGAGCTGGTTCATCCTTCTCTTTAATGTACTCAGGATTGATGATTGACTCAAGGTCATCCATGTGAAGGATGCCATTGAACAAGTCATAGTTAATCTTCTTATGAATAGAAGAGTTCCTTACTGGTGCATAGTTGAAGAAGGTCTTACTATCAGCCCATTCCAAGTGGGCAGCACGCCACACCTTATTCTTTTTAGAATAAGGTATCTGCTGCTGTGGAAACTTCCCATGATATTTACTTTTTGCAAGTTGTGCAATATCCATAACCTTCAAATTTAGATGCAAAGATAAGAAAAATTTTAAAGGTGTGCAAGTAAAAAAGTAAAATACTTATTCTTGCACACCTTTTAGATTAGCGTCTATCATAGTTTCTAGTAAAGTAATCATCATTTGCAAGGTCAGAACCATTGGTTCTTTTTGCATCCCTCTCACTATAATTACCACCATTTTCTATAATCTTCTCTTCCCTATAGAGCATCAACATACCTAAAGCTCTGATTCTATCAAAGTTCCTAATTGGGTCAAATGCAATGAGTTCCTCTAGTAAGGCCCTGCTTCTGATATTATATAGTTGCGGTACTATAACCTCTGTCTCATTACCATTTTCATCAATGACAGTAACTGTTATTTCTTTCTTAAGCCATTCCCTTATCCTATCATTAGCATAACTGTTAATAGCAGGTCCAGCATTGACACCATACTTGTTGGAACCAAATGCAGAGTACTTCACAAGCTGCATATCTCTCAAATATTGTGGTGTTTCTGCAAGCAAATACACACAATTTTTCTTTTGGAAGTATGGGAACAAACCCTTTTTGTTTGACTCATATAAGCATTTTGCATTGTAGAATAAACATAAGAGCCTTACTACTTCAAAGTTGTCATCTGCAAATGGATGCCTACCTGTGTATTCTGCCACTATTCTGTCAGTAAACAAGTCCAAAACAAAGGTTGAGGATAGAGAACTTGACTCAGCTTGGTCATTATCCACAGGGTCATGTCCAACTATATATCTACCTGGGGGTATGATTCCTCTTGAATCCTTCTTCGGCATTTCATAGAACTCTATGGCACCTAAGGTAGAGTTATCAACACCATACTTCCTGATAGGCTGACCACCTGGAGTGAACTTCACACTGCCATCAGCACATTGTACCAAGTCACCTATAGCCACATCATCATAGGCTTTGGGGTCTAGGTCAAGTTGCTGTAATCTCTCGGTAAGAGCTGTAACAGGGAAGAAGGCATTCTTTACCTTGATAATAGCCTCAGCTGGGGTGATTGGCATTTCAGCTATGAGCCTTAATACCTGATTGGGGTCAGTGCTGTTATATTTAGCATTGTACCTAGCCATAAGTATCTGCACCAAAGCTTTGACTACATCAGACACACCATCCTTGTTATAGCATCCCTTTCTGTTCACATAGGCTGGGAAGAAATAACCAAACTCTACATTACCCTGCTTTGGTTTGTCATAGACATTCTTCAGAGCATAGATATTATTACCCCTAGGATTGTATAGCAAAGTCTTTGCCGATTCAAAGTTGGATTCCTTCTCAGCAGCAGTACCTACTAGGAAAGCAAGACCATAAGTATAGTCACCCTCCTCCATACCTTGTCTGACAATATCAAAGACCTCAAGAAGATTTGGGAATGAACCCATCTCCTCAAAGAAGATATAACCTCTCTTACCTCTCAATTTGCCTGAGTCATCCTTTGATGATACACCCATCACACTGTTCAATGAGCCTTTCTTTCTTCCATAAGAGTCAATGTAACCCATCTGCCAGAACATATCCTGTGAAGAGTTTCTCAATCTTAACCTTGGAAACTCAGTGTACTCAGATACAAAGTTAATCATAGGCTCAAACTTGGACAATGTACCATCCTTATCAGCCAGATATTCCTTCTGGTGAGCAGTAAGAATTGAGGTAACTCTCTTGTAAACCTCAGAGTTCTCACCTAGAATCAGGTTTTTACTCATCATAGAAGCAATGGTATATGACTTTGAACAACCACGTCGAGCTAATTCAATAGCATGATTACCAGCCTCTCTTGCTTGGTCCAAGTAATGAAATCTCAGATAGATACCTTCCCATGTCTCAGGGAAGTCCTCAATTCTGCTTGCTTTCTTCTTACCCTCTGTAATCTTGGTGAGCATAATAGGACAATAGTTCATGTACCAATACATATAGCCTGTTACCCATTCACCATCATAATCTCTCACATATCCCTCTCTACATCTTCTCTTCTCTTCATCAATCCACTTTCTAAACTCACTGTTAGGATTGGGGTTGGGTCTTAGGAATGTATAACACCCATGAGTTTGGAAATGGATTGCAGACTGCCTAAAGTAATCCATGTTCTCAAGGATATGTGGATTGGTAAGGTCTACTTTGATTCTACCTTTCTCATCTCTAGGCAAGTCTCTAGCCCTCTTTCTGTCAGGACTAATCAGATTCTTGATGTATTGGACATTTGTTACAAAGTCCAATAACTGTTCTGCAACTTCTTCAGGTAAGCTCTCAAGGAAATCTTTGGTAATCTCTGTCTGATACTCATTAGTAGGTATGTAGAAATTATCCATCAGTTCCATAGTCACCTAGTATAAAGTGTTTTAACCAGCCTTCTGTATCAAAGATAGTGAACATCAGCCTAGTCAGCTGCATATCCATCTGCCTATAATTTTCCTCTTCCTGACCATCTCTGACTTGTAAAACCAGAGCAACATCACCTACTGGACAGGGTTTAAGGTCTTTATTAACAAAGAATACTCTATAACAGTATTTCTTCATTGGACCAATCTTGTTCTCCACAGAGGTATGCAAGACAAAATGTCCTTTAATATCAGTAGGATATTGTATTCTTTTATCTTTCAAGAACAGATTTGCAGCATCAATTATATCATTACTCTTCATCTTCCAATATTGCTTTTTGTTGTGAACCTCTTGCTTTCTCCTCAGCCACCAAGTCTTTGCTTAGTGTTCTCTCTGCATTGTCTAGGTCAGACACCATTCCAGGTATCTGCTTCATCATAGCCATAGCTTCTTTAAGCTCTTTCATTTCCATGTCATCAAGCTCATCACTCCTGCGTCTGAGTTGCTTTCTGAAAGCATTGATGAAATACCTAGTATCCTCAAGCAGTCCTGCTGAAACTGGCTTAAAGCTTGCATAGAATGTCAAAGCTCTCTGTACAGCTTCATCAGGTCTCCAACCCTCAGGCATACCAAGACCCTTGATGATTTCAGCAGCTCTAACTTCTTCATCAACAAGGTATTGATAGTCACTTCTAGGGTCAGCCATAAAGTAAATATAAGC